CCAATTGCCGACAAGTCCTCGCGTTCTTTTCAAAACGCGCAGACATCGACATCGGGTGTGACAGAGTAGAAGCTTGTCTACAGAAGTTCAAAGAGGCTGAGGATCTGTGTTTTGAGACTAATACTCTCCTTCGATCTAGGCGCTCGGGTTCATTTTGTTTTGAACCCGACGTTGAGGCTCTTATTTTCAGAGCCCAGCGTAAAATCGCTACGATCTTAGGTGATGTACCACGTCTCGAAGATTTACATATCCGTTTCGGCCCGGGAGCAACGACGCAAGTCAAAAAAAGAACGGCTTCAGCCAGGCGCAAGCTTGGCGAGAAGTTCGCTTGTAGCGAGGAGCTCCTCCCTGTGATCAAACAATCACTGGAGGAGCTACAGGGGTGGGTCTTCCCTTCGGAAGACTCTCCAGATACTGCGATAGTTCCTGTTGAAATCCATCACGGTAAACTATCCCTCGTCCCTAAGTCTGCTAAGACTCATCGTGCTATAGTCGTCGAACCGAGCCTGAACACTATGTTTCAGGCTGGGATTGGTGACTTTATAGCTAGACGTCTTAAGCGGGCAGGTATCGACATCTCAGACCAGTCCTTAAATCAAAGGCTGGCGCGAGAGGGTTCGATTACCGGCGCCTTAGCAACGCTGGACCTAAGTAGCGCTTCCGATACAATTGCCAGCGAACTCGTTTACGAGCTCTTGCCGGTTGATTGGTACCTTTTCCTCGGCAACTATCGTACTGGTACGATCGTCTACGAGGGGTTATCGGTGAAGTTGCAGAAGTTCTCTTCGATGGGTAATGGTTTTACATTCCCTCTCGAGACCTTGATCTTCTACGCACTTGCTTTTGCCTGTGTCAAGGAAGGTGACGAGCATATGGTTAATGCGTACGGGGATGACATAATTGTCCCCACATACGCCTACCCTACTCTCTGTCGTCTCTTGCGGTATACGGTTTTCATCCCTAATACTTCAAAGAGCTTCGCTTCTGGCAGTTTCCGTGAATCTTGCGGAGCTGACTACTTACGGGGAATCGATATCAG